ATACTTCTTCTACTTCCAAAAAGATTTTTAGTAAAGACACTTGCCTATAAACATTTGTTTTAATGATTACCAAGAACATATTTATAGAACTCATTTTTTCCTTTTTTAAAAATGATAAAGAAATATCTGCCACGCCATTTTTTAATGTTGCATACAACTATCTTGTGAATGTGTAGATTGTATTTTTCTTGTAATTCATGTAATCGTTTTGGTGTCAAAGTTGAGAAACAACTATCATTTCCCAAAAAAGCTATTCCTTTATTAACCCTTGATGCGTAATAATTTATTAAATAATAGAATGAATTTACTCTTCCCACTTTACTTTCTAACTTAAATGGCGGATTTGAGACAATCCAGTCAACCGGTTTATCGTAATCTTTTAAGTCTCTACCTTCCAAAATTTCGCACCAATCTTTGTTTACATTTGCAGGAAAATTATTATAAAAAGCTCCTTCGCCTCTAAATGCATATAACACATTGTCTCCGTCTTCAAATGGCATTTCTTTTAATAATTCTATTACAACACTATTTGGCGTTTGATGAAAATAATATGTGTCGTCTTTACTCATTATAATATTAATCAATATTTTAATATTATATTTTTACATTAAAAAATCTATTGCTTTTTCTTAATACTAATCAAGCATTTACTCGGCTTTATATGCAGGGTCTGTAAATGCTGTATAGGTATATACCAGTAATTCTTTTCATCGCTTTTAATTTCAGCGCGAGAGAACATTTTTTTTTCAAAAGTTTTAAATAATTCTTCTTCATATTGAATAAAAGTTATTTGGTCACTAAAATTAAAAATAAAGAATATTCCTTTATCTATTTCTGTTACCTTGTTGCAGGTCATCATTGTTGTTGGATAAGTATTTCGGTTAATGTCAAACCTTGACTTAACTTCAAACACCGCGTTATCACATTCGTAATCGTATTTATCGTAGTCATTTAAGTTTTCAACCATTTCACCTTCAAGCTCGTAATGTGCAGTAAAATATGCTTTGACAATTGGGAATATTTCGTGTTGCGCTATTTTTCCTCGTTCAGCATCTTTTTCGTAATGAACCATTCTTATATATAAGTAAGATAAAAATTTTGTTTAAATCATTATTTAGACAAAATACTTATTTTAGATTTCTTCCTAAATAAATCTGTTTAGCAGAATAATTATATTTGTATAAATATATGGAGAAAACAACCGATGAATACAATTCTCTAATTTGGGATTTAGAAGAGAATGCAGGAGTTCAACATTATATGCAAACCAAAGAGCAGTTCATTAAACAACATGCAGACAAATCAATTGATGAATTGAGACAGCGTTTAACAACACTTGAAAATGAAATGATTGACAGCGCAACGATGGCTTGGAGCGAAGTCATTCACGAACATTTTGAAAGCTGTAAGAGAGAGTTTGATATTCAACCTGCAAATACCATTTACGAAAATTTTGAGTTTTGGTTTACTAAATATACAAAGCTTATACCGACTGCGTGGCGCGATGGCGTTATTGATGAAGATGAAATTTGTTATTTGCTTGAAAAATCAGGCGACTATTTTGGAGGCTTTGAGCGCGAAGAAGATTTAGTGACTGCTTGGCTACCATATAATGCAGTTTTAGAAAAGGTTGGATAAGTATTTAGATTTTTATTCTATTGTTTATTATATGGATAAACAACAGAAACCTACAAAAGAAGATTTGAGTAAAATGATTACCGGAGATGATATTAACAGATATTTACAAGACGGTTCAAGTAAAATTATAAAATATAGCGACTTGGGAAAGCATTATAACGATACTGTTGAAGAGCTATTGCCTTTGGATACAGATTATAGAATTATTTTGATAGAGCAAAATTATAATAGCGGTCACTGGGTTTGTATACTGCGATACGGTAAGACGATTGAGTGGTTTGATAGCTATGGAATAAAACCTCCAAATGAGTTGAATTTTGTTAGCGCGATTAAAAATAAAATGTTGGGTCAAAATAAAAAAACATTGGTAGATTTATTAAGTGATGCTGATAGTAGAGGGTGGAATGTAGTTTATAATAAAAAGAAACTGCAACAATTAAAAGATGGTGTTAATACCTGCGGTCGTTGGGTTCTGCTTCGTATTACCATGATGAAGGATATGATGTTTGATTTACCTGATTTTTTAGCATTTATCAAGAAGAATTTTGAAGGCGGTCAACTATCAAGAGATGAAATGGTTGTTAGATGGGTAAAGTAAAATTGGGAACTTTGGGAAGTTTTTACACTTTTTAATCCAAAAAATAAAAAGAAAGTCTCGTATATAGGATTATAGAATTCTTTTCAAAATCGCGGTCAAAAAGTGCGAAAAACTTCCCAAACTACCCAAGCTAAATATGCGTCGGCAAAATATAATGCAGGCGCTCCCAATATTCAATCCACATTTTACAAAGAAATAATCCCATTGTATATTCTTTAATGAGATTATTTTAAATTTAGATTACTTTATTTAATATTAGAAAGTAGGTAGTATAGAAGTCCTATTATACTTCTTCTACTTTTTAAAAGATTTTTAGTAGAGGCATTTGGTTATAACACTTGTTTATTCGTTCTTTATATAATGGTCTTCAATAGTGCTTGAACTTGTCCCCATTGCAGTTGCGTCGGCTTTCAATTCGGTTAGCGTGTCCTTATACTTGTCGGTCAAGAATATTTTGCGTAGCATTGACACTCCCACTTTTTGACCATCAAATATTTTGTAAAGAAGTCGCGTAAAATCATTATTATTTGTATAGGGTTGTCCCTGAAAATTTACAATAAATGGAACTGCTTGCTTTTTCATTTCCTTTGCCAAAGGGTGGTGCTTTAAATAAATGTCAATTATTTTGCGCAGTTCGTCATTAATGACTTCTTCTTGGCACTTATAAGTCCCCTTTGTTTTAAAGTTATTGAATTCAAATTTATTGTCTACGAGGTTCAAAATATTACTCTTCTTTTCGGTCGCGACTGCATCAGGTTCTTCGGTTGGCTTTTTCTTACCCTTTTGTAAGGAAACCACGCAGTCCTGATAATCCATATTTCTACGAGGGCGTTGCAGAACATATAAGCCAAGCACTACCAAATTAAGCAACTTGTAATATTGGTCTTCGCTAATTTTTTTGGTTGTTAGTTCAGTCAACACGCTCTTCATGTTTTCCAATTTTGCCTTAATATCATCTTGGCTAATCCAATTTTCCTTTTCCTTGTCGGTCTTGTCATTACTGGTTTTGAGGTCTTTGTTAAGCTCTTCTAACTGCTTGTAATATTTATCGTACAGCTTTTTATATTTTGGTTGCGCGATTAAAGTTTTCAAAAGAGAAACTATTGCTATAATATATGTTCTTCTTGTGTTTGGTTTTAGTTCTTCTAACTTTTTTTGAATTGCGTCCACATCTTTCAAAAAGTTTAGATTTTTTAGCTCTTGTCCGCCGTTCAGTCTTACAAGATTTTTTAAGTAAAGAGTTTTAGAGCTTTCAGTAATTGCTTTGTCCCTAAATAGTTCTTCTGCAAAAGATTTCTTTGGTTCGCTAAATTCTGCCATTATAATAATATACAATTAGATTTTATTTTAATTATTTATTCTAAAATCTAATTTAGCCAAATAATATCTCTCTCTAAATTCATTCCCCAAAAATAATAGAAACAATCAAAATTACATTTGTTCTGCATTTCATTACCATTTTTAATAAACTGAATTCTTTTGCGCGGTATAATAATTTGTAGTCTATCCTTTTGCTCTTTAAAAAGATTTCTTATATACGAAGTGTTTATTTTGCTACTTGGTAATAATAAAATAAACGGTTTATTTAGCTTAACCAATCTTTCTAATACTTCTTTTGATTTACTAAATGGTGGATTGCTTATAACTATATCTCCTTTATTATTTTCAAAAAAATCGTCTTGGTCATGCAAAACAGTTAACCCCAATTCTTGCAGGTATTGACCACTTTTTCCGTCTCCAAAAAAGCTTTCCCAAATTATTTTGTCTTTTGGAATGAATTGTTGTATATTTTCCCACGCGCATTTTGGCGTCATATAGTCATCGTGTTCTATAAATGTTTTTGTATGAAATCCAGCCATTTATATATTCTAAATATTTTAGATTTTTCATTTTATTTAAAAGTTTTAAATAATTAAAATTCAAAAATAATAATATATATTATTTAT